CAATTACAATGCTACCGCCCCCACTGGGGGAGGGTATGCTGCGTATACGACGTATAAGAGACGACTACGTGCAAATCCATATGGTTTCAAGGTTGGCGGCATGGGCTCACTAAATCTGAGACAGCAGTCAATTTTGGGCGCTCTAGCACTCACAAGGCGCTAGAGAAGTCTTGAACGTCCGTAGACTCAAAACTCTGACGTATCCATATCCAACTGCAATTCCAAACCCGGAGGGCTTACCATGCTCGCTGATCCTCAGTCCGTTACCGTTGGTGGAACGGCCATTTCTCTCCCCCGTGTAGGGGGCGATCTGACCCATTCCGACTATCAGTCCGCTGATGGAACCTCGCTTCTGCGAATCCAGCAGACGACCAACTCTACCACTCGACGCACTGCCATCATTCTGCGGACGAATAAAATCGCCGCAGATCCCGTCACCGCGCTTAATTCGCGCAAGACGGCAACATGGAGTGTGAATCTCAACGCCCCGATTGATGGTTTCACCATCACGGAGCTGCGTGATCAGCTGATCGGTCTTGCGACCGCTCTCACTGCATCGACTGGTGCCATGACTTCCAAGGTGCTCGGCGGTGAAAAGTGACCGAGATCGTATTGATCTTCGGCACTCTTGTCGTTTCGCTCCTAGTTTCTGTTTCGGTCGCAGGCTTTGCGCTTGCGGTCAACAGGAAGTAGTCATCAAGTAACGGGAGGTGATGCAGGTGTAGTAAGCTGGACTCGACCCTCGAAAGGGGCAAGATGAAAAGCCTATTACAACTCCATCTCTCCGTCCTACGTCATGTAGGACAACATTGTTCGATCGACATCGTGCGTGATCTTGAAAAGACCACGCGTCGGTGTGAAGAAGAAGGTGAATCGTACCTAACGATCACCTTGCCACGCTTCGGTAAGGCTCTCGAAAGAGGTCTCGAAGTTGGTTCGTGGCCGGCGCAGGATGTACACTCTTTATGGGTGCATCATCGAGGGCTCCCCGCTTACATGCGAGGGTTCCTCCGCCGAATCTTCGACGAACACGGCTTGTTGTTGTCAAGCCCAGATAGCGAGGCTATCTGGGCGGTGAGGCAGTTTTGCTTTCTCACCCATAAGGTCGAACGTGATTGCTCTCCCGAAAGGGAGCAGGCAGCGTTTGACCAGTTTGTTGACACAGACAGCAGCTTGCTTGGACTACCCGGTCGTCTTGACCGGGGAAGGGTGGAAACCTTCGAGAAAGTCTCTCGCAAGCTATTTGGCCGTCTTCTCCAAGAATGTGACCGTAAGGTCGCAAACTGGGAGTTGATACCAAAGCATGGGCCTGGTGCTGTTGCTGAGCGTTCCTCACAAAGTGAACGTCGCAGCTACGCTTACTGGACTGAACGGCTTGAAACCGTCTTTCCATATTGGCGATACACCCGCAACACTGGTTTTCAGGTTGCACCCATGGCTGTACCCATTTCAGATGAGCTACCCGTGAGGGTAGTCTCTGTGCCCAAGACCCAATCAACACCCAGGATCATAGCAATTGAACCTTCTGCGATGCAATATGCGCAGCAAGGTCTCAAACGCGAGATCTATGAGTTGGTTGGGCGGGGACCCTTAGGCGGGGTCCTCGGATTTCAGGACCAAGAACGCAATCGCGATCTTGCTCGAGAAGCTTTGACGGGTTCCACTCGTCTTGGCACTCTGGATCTATCGGAAGCTTCTGATAGAATCCACTGGTATCTCGTCTACTTGATGCTCAAACCATACCCCCACTTGTGGGAGTTTGTCTGGGCAACTCGTAGCCAGAAGGCAGACGTCCCTCTGCACGGCGTGATTGCCCTGCAGAAGTTCGCGTCAATGGGTTCTGCTCTGACCTTTCCACTGGAAGCGATGATTTTTCTCATCCTTACAGTGGCTGGCGTTGAGCAGGCTACAAGCCGTCGCTTCCAACTCCGGGAATTACCCGGAGTCGTCAGCGTCTACGGAGATGATATCATCGCCCCCGTAGATGCGATCGATC